GATATTTAAAATAGTATCGTCTTCAAATTGAGTCACTAATAAATCAAAGCCGTCAGCATAAGCTTTATGGAAAAACTCTCGGCTGCTGTTAATATAGTTTTTAGCCACATCAGCATTTAGCGCCCTAAAGAACCCTTGTCCTGGAGCAGTAGCGTGAATAACAAAAAGAGTATTTCCAAAACGATACGGTTTGCAACCGTCCATGCCAAACTCGGCAACAATACTGGTATAAAGGCGATCATATGGTATAGACGACTTTGTTTCTCGCGCAGCAATTTGCACGATTTCATCGGTTGTTAATTGGTGCTCTCGGCTGTCAACCATTTGACTCATATTAAACCTTTATGTTCTACATATACTAATGCAAAGATTAGTACTTTTTCGCCCTAAATCAACGACTTGGACCGTTAATTATGGTAGTTACTTCTAACGCCCAATCTTGCCAATTAGCAAATGTTTGCCCACCGGGAATAGGGTATGCTGCAAAAGTAGGCAGTGAAGCAATTTCATTAGCTGCTTCTTGCCATCGATCTTCTGGCACCATGGGTAGCGTTTCTTGTCCATAATAAATAACAAAGTTGCCGTTCCAATCGTCCCAACTCATATAGTTTGGAACGCAGGGAAAGAATACTTGGGTACTAGGGACGCTCATCGCCAAACTCAGCAGTAATCAAATTACGGCCCATTTCGTAATTGCCGTTAAGTTCGTTAGATTCAAACTTTAAACGCATTAGGCGGTGCTCTACACGCAAATCAATCTTACCCGTTTTTTGGGTAAAGTAATACGGTCCAGAGTTTTCCTCGCCTAAACCGCCAGCAAACTTACGACCTAAAATGGTTACTGACATTGTGCCGCTTTGTAAAAAGTTTGGCTCAATACGGCGTAAATGCATACGACGGTTTACACCCACCTTAGCATTATCACTAGGACTACCCGTTAACCAACTAATGTCACTGGTGGTAATGCTAGAATACACCGCAAGTTCACCAGCTAAAGAAGTAGCATTTAAACCAAACTCATGCTGCCAAATAGAATATCCACCAACAGTAGAAAAAACTAGGGTCCCTGGTGCTGTTGAAGACTGAAAATCTTGTGATACTGTAATTAATGTTGCACCTGGTGCTGGAACCGGTGTTGGTGGATAATAAATACTTTCTGTAATTCTGTATACAATTGATTGTCCCGTTGGATAATTAGGGTCTGTATTTAGTGTCAGGTAATCGCCGGGACTAAAAATTTGTGACACATCACCACTGATGTAAAGCTGATTAGGTCCCGGTGCGGATAACGTAGGTGGTGTATTAATAGTTACAAACGGCGCACTATTCATTGTATTATAGTTCCAATCAATCCAAATTGGAAACGGTAATAGTTCGGTAGTGTAACCACAAGACCTTTGTGCCCCTACCGCTGACCCAGCGTCGTACCACAAATCATCTTTAGTATTATAAATAATAGCATCGGTACATTCAGTAGCGGTGCCACGTGGATAAAAGAACCAAATTTCATTGTACCTTGGAACTTTGGTTGCCCACACCTTTTGTCGTTGTTCGTAATTGATGTTATTAAATAACCAGTTTACGTTTTTATCGTTAGGTAATACTTTTACGTTACCATTGTAAACATAAAAGCGGTCAACACCCATCCAAAAATATACGCCATCCATTTCCACCACAGCGTTGGATGACATGATTGAAATTTGGCTAGAAATAATATCGTAATTCCAATAATACTGCGCTGCTTGTGCGTTAAACGAAACACGAATTAAACTATCTGTAGCCCAAAACAATCCTGACGGCGCGTTGGTACCACCGCGCATAGGAATACCTTTAACAATCTTTGAACTGGCCACGTTGTTAATATTGGCAAACGTACCATTCCAGTCATAAAAACTATTCTGTCCGTAGTTAGACAACGATAGGTTAACATTGTTATTGGCAATTAAACCATGTGACCCGTACACAAAAATGAATGGATACAGTACACAAACACCGCCGTCTACACTAATCGGTTTAAACGTGGGGTTTTGCCCTTCACTATCTGATAAACCAGAAAAGTAATATGTGTCGTTTGCATCTGGGGTTACTTGTCCAGTTAATACTTGGGAAGCTACACCATTGTCAATATTTTGTAAGTTTAAACCTGGGTGTGCAAAATAATACAACTGATTACTTGCCACGTTAAACTGAGCGTCAAACTGCCATGTGTTTCTTGTATCCGGAATAAACGGCGAACCGTTTAACCAAACTTTTGTAACAGTACCCGCAGGTATTGCAGGAGTAAACTGTATTGTAGTATTTGGCGATGAGTATACCGATGACGTTATTGTGTGCGTCGTTGGTGTTCCTGTTTGGCTAAATATAATTTCGGAGCCATTGGTAAACACATTACTTGCGTTTCCAGATACAACTACTTGCGTTGTAGTATTTGACACCACATTAGCATAAGTAGTGCCAGGTAATGTTTGCACATTAAATGGTCCACTGCCAACTGCTAAGGTTGTGCCGGTAGTAAATACATCTAAAGTATCGGCTGTTCCCGCAAAAATATAGTTAACACCGTTAAAAGGCAAAACCACCATACCACGGTAAATGCCACTGAACGAATTAAACAATGTGCGATAGCCACCCATCTTCTTAGGGTCACCACGCTGAAAACGACACCACACACCATCAGTATATTGATCGTTTTGAAATACAGTACCATCACGCTTAATTCCAGCCGGTATAGCTAAGCTGTAAATTGAGGTGTATTGTGTTGTATCCTGTTGACGATTGTCAGCTGGCATTTAGAAAGATCCGCCTGTTATTAATCCGGCGGTTAACCTTCCTGTAACCGTTACATTTGGATCTAATATATTACTGTTATCAATATTAATCATCTCTATACTATTAGCAGACAAACCCAAAACACCAGAGTTTTGTAAATACATGCCAGTGGTAGAGTCACCAATAAATGAAAATGAAGGTGCCGCTGCTACACCATTAACTGCCAAAAATGTAGTAGCTGAACTTTGTACTAGGGGGTATAAATTGTTACCGTCACTTAATACGGTAACAATTGTTCCAGTTGTTACAACCAGTGGTGCTTGCGAACTTCCAGACACCACAAACTGAATATTATAATTGGCGTGGTTTGTGTTGTTTGCTAAAATGTAAATCTGGGTAGTTGCCGGTAATGTTACCAGTAGTGATGTTGTACGTGATCCAGTTTGAGCAATGTAAGTTTGGATAATTGGAGCATAAGCAACAAGACTAAATGTGTTGCCTACAATGGTGTCTACGTCATATGTTGCTGAAGTAAAGGTAACGTTATTTGGCGCTACTAATCCAACGGTAATAAAGTTATTAGTAGATACGTCGTAGAAAATAAACCCAGAGTCGCCGGGGTTAGCCACAATTGTAGAAACGCCATTAATTAAAGATGGTGAAACTGGGACAATTGCTAATGATCCAGTACCATTGTTTCTAAAACCAATGTACCAACCGTTTGACAAGGTTAATACGTTAGGAAGATTAAGTGTACCAGCGCCGCCATTCCAAGAATACGTTGCCGCTCTAGCGGTATCATTTGCGTAAAATGGTGAAGACGTAACATTAATAATGTTTTGGGTAGTTGCTAACTTGCCGCTAAGAGTAGTTAAGCCAGCGCCTTGTAGTGTTACAGCATCAGCGTATGAAGTGCCTGCTGCAAAAGTTACATTAGCCCAAGTACCACCAACAGTAGTATTGCTTGTAAGATAAACATATTTAGAAATGCCAATAGGAACAGTAATAGATTCTGCTCCAGCTGCGTCGACAATCGTGAAGTCGTGCGCGCCCAAGTTTCTAAAAAGAATGTCCGAACCAACTGCCCCTTGTGTTGCATCAGGTAACCTAATAACCAAACCATCGGAAGCAGCAACGCAATCCATAATGCGAGCTGCAGGAACTTGAGTTGGGTTAACGACAGTAGGCCAGTAAAGCTGAGTGTCGGTGCTAAATGAGAGAGCATAGTACGATACATCCGTTGGTTGGATTACATTACCAGTAAAGGGAGATACATAAGTAGACATATATTAAGGTTCCTGAACCGATACGTTACGATCGATACGACGAGCATCGTCTTCTTTCTTAAGCGCTGCAATACAATCTGTATAGTATTGTTTCCACACTGGTAATTTGTCCAAGGCTTTTAAATACCCTTGGGCTTGTAGCAATGTGCCAAACAACATGGCTTGTGGCGCTTCTCTTGTAAAAAGGTTTTGTTGATTTTGTGAATCTAGTGGCTGAATTTCACTATAATAAATAATTTCAACTGGATAGTCTTGATCCGGTTTTGGAGCAAATGCCCAATTGTTGTAGTCATACTCAGCGTAATACAACGGCACACCAGCGTCAGATTCAGATTGATACATGGCAATGTAATCTTGGCTACGCATCAACATAGGCTTACCATTGGTTTTCATCGAAATGGTTTTACGCCAACGAGCTGGTTTGGCTAAGACTTCTTGATTAGCTCTTAAGGTTGTTTCAACTACAGTTAGTTGCAAATAGGTTTTTAACTCTGCAGCAATAGCTGATTCAGCTAAACCAATCAAACTAGGAATCTGCGTTACAAATCCAACGTCGTCCCTTTCCATGTAGGAAATAACGTCCGCTACCAAGTTGTCATAAGTCTGAACGTATGCGTTAGTCATCGGGTGTAGTAACTGATATTAGGTTGGAAGTAGATCGGCGACTTGTCACGGTCTTCTTCTTCAAATTGGGTGCGAGCATCGAGTGCCAGCTTTTCCAAATACGCCACTCGGTTCAAATCAATCTGGGGCAATTGCATTGCCAACTTGTGTGATAGGGCAGCTTGGAAGTAAGGGATGGCACGATCTGGCATGTACAGCTCGTTGGTTAATGAACCAACATCTTGGGGTTGCAATTCCAAAATCAGCGAGAATACCTGGAAGTTGTTGTTAGGCACAGGCCACAAATACATCTGTGGCACAATCTGGCGGTCAAACCAGTATTGTAGTGTGCGCTGACTTGGGAATTGTTTGTTTGGCAGCGAGAAGTAATCTGTACGATTAAGACGTGCCATCGGAATGACTTGCTGGCTTTGAGCAAATTGAATGGAGCGCAATGAGAATACGTTAGCCGTATCACGGTTCTTCAATCTGTAGTAATAAAACTGTTGAGATACGTTAATACCAAAGTATGCCCAGTTACGGTCAGACAGTGTAGTCTCAGGTAATGACTCCCATAAAGACCAATTGATGCCGTCGTTACTTACTTCAAGATCCAGATTATAGGTAGCAGTACCAGAAGGAGCATAGGCATTAAAGCCAACATAGAATATACGAGTCTGTGGGCTGTAAGCTGCGCCAAAATAGTTTTCTGAAAGCGTAGATGTAGCATGGAGGTTTAAATCGCTGTTGTAGTTTTGGTCAAACAATACAGGCGCTGTTGGATTGTCAACTGGCAACGCACTAGAAATAGTGGGGTTTACAATGTACACCCAGTTGGCTTCCAAAACATCCACGCAGTTTGCTGGCATGTCTAGGATTTGCTGGTTAGTTTGTGGACCAAGCACCTCAATCTTTTGTAACCAAATGTTAATACCACGGTTAGCACTGTTTTGCAAGATGTAGAATAGTGCTTGGCGACCAGCGTTAACGTACTCTGGCGTGATTTCTTCTGCTGTTTTACCAGCATCACGATAGGCATACGAGATCAGCTGGTCAACAGTGATCCTAGTCTTATTGTACGTATCTGAATACGCCATTAACGACCTCTGCCAGCGGCTCTCTTAGCTACAGTTTTAGGTAGGTTAGGTTGTGCTTTGCCAGCTTTGATAAACTCTTTGCCAACTTTTTTAGGAATGCCAAGAGTAGACTTACCAGCGGCGGCAGCGTACATTGCCTTTTGCTGTTGTTCGGATTTGATTGGCATGTTAACCTCTGTTACGTTGACTACGAGATTTAGATAGCCAGTTCCATAAACTTCCAGCGGGGCTTACAGCATCAGTTCTAAACTGTCGCATACCAGGATTGTTTGCAGGAATATCAATATATGGTGCAGGTTTACCTTGCGGGTAAGCAACACCAGAGTCTTGTTCTACGTTAGGGGCAGCATAAGGGCGAGCATTACGCATACGTAAACGATCATCAGCAGACGGGCCTGGAGGCAAAGCCGCAGGAGCACGACGCACTGGAGCCATACCAACATCACGGTTATCCATCGCCGGATTAGCATTAGGGATGTAAGATCCTTGTGGCATACCAACATCACGATTATCCATCGCCGGATTAGCATTAGGGATGTAAGATCCTTGTGGTTTTTGTTCGCCAAGAGCTGAACGCATACGTGCTAAAATAAATGGGTCAGTACGGTCTGCGCCACCTAGCCATTTTTCCTCTTCGGCAGTAAAGCCACCGTCAGCAAACTTTTTAATCTTGCCGCCTTTTTTCTTTTTAGGACCATATTTGGCAGTAGCTTCAGCTTGCTGTTTAGCAAACTCTTCTTGCTGGGAAGGACTCAATTTGTTAATATTGGATTGACGATTTTTATCGTAATCACTTGTTGCAGTTTGCGCGGTTTTGCGTTCTGCTTCTGACACAGCGCCTTGGCCTTTTACAAAGCTTCCGTCGGTGTCACCCGCATACTTTTTTACTTTACCACCCTTCTTCATGGCAGCGCTTTTTGTGTCAGCCTTAGATGGACCCATTTTGGTTTTAACAGTAGCGTCTTTGTCACCAGCTTTTTTGCCAGCTTCAGAAACGTTACCGCCTTTTTTGAAAGCCGCAGTGGTATTACCAACACCTTTTAAAGCCGCACTTGAGGAAGCTGCTTTAGTAGGAGTGATTTGTTTTACCTTTTTAATGTTGTCTTTATCGCCAGACTTTTTCTTAGCTTCGTAAACGTTAGTTACATCACCGCCAGCTTTGTACTTACGCACAGTGCCAGCTTCTTTTTTGGAGCGGCCACCTTTTTTAAGCTTGGACAGGTCAGTCTTTTCACCTGGGTGCTCTTGTTTGTCGTGCATGGCAAACGCTTTTTTGACAATCTTCTTGTCTTGGGCAATATCGGCTTTTCCGCCTTCTTTCATTTTGCCGCCGTAGCACATCGCCTTAGCTTCGACTTTGCCGCCGGTTTTAAAGCACTGCATTTTAGGTAATTTTTTGAATCCGTCCATAATATTTCCTCAAGTTTAAAATCAGTTCCTACATATACTAATGCAAAGAAAAGGGCTTTTACGCCCCTAAAAATAGTGCTCTTTCCCGTTTTCTGCGGTTAATAAGCACTTCC